ATGGCAGCGACGATGGTTGAGGTCCCGGGGCAAGGGCTGTTCTTGTTTGGGGCGTTCCTCTCGGTGACGGATCAGGAGCCGTACAAGAAGCGGGACGGGTCGGAGGGCATGAGCTGGGCGAAGGTGAAGCTCCTGGTCGGCGACTCGGTGCTCGTGGTGGAGTATCCGACGCTGGCCGACGTGCCGGAGTCGGTGGCGCTGGCGCAGCGAGATGAGCCGGTAATCCTGGGCGTGTACGCCCGGGGTCCCTGGGCCGATGGTCGGCCGGGTCGGGTGAGCTTCAACGGTGCGACGCGGACGTAGTGTCGTGAAGGCAAGGGGCGCGGTCCGGGTTGTCTGGGCCGCGCTGCTTGCTGTGGTGCTGGTGGGCTTGGTGCCGGGCGGGGTGGCGTGGGGAGCGGACCCGGGGGTGGAGGTGCGGTTCTCGTCGTCGCAGGTGGTGACGACGAATCCGCAGGTGATCTTGTGGAATACGGAGACGAAGGACGACGACGGGTATCACTCGATGGTCACGGCGACGGGTCGGTTGACCGTGCCGACGGGGCTGGGGGGTCGGTGGTTCTCGGTGAGTCTGTGGACGGAATACTCGAACGGCGGCGGGACGGCGCGGTTTCGGGTGCAGCACAACGGGAGTCTGGTCGCGTATGTGGGGACGGGGCAGTACATCGCGGGGCTGAACGTGGTGCTGTGGATGGCGGATGGGGACTACGTAGAGGCGTCGATTACGGGGGTGACGTCGGGCTCGGTGGTGAATACAGATGTAGTGAGTCGGTTTGCGATGGCGCCGCTCGGTGGAGCGGGAGCGGGGAGTGCGCCGTGTCCGACGTGGGCTCCGACTCCGACACCGACGCCGACGCCGAGTCCGACGCCAACGGAAGGACCGTGTACGGTGCAAGTGATCGGGTTTGCGGGGACGGCAGCGGACACGCTGAATCTGCTGCTGGTGGCGGTGGTGACGGTTGGGGCGCTGGGGCTGTTCTTGCTCGGTGCGCTGGCTGTGGCGGCGGCGTTCCGGCGGTGAGGTGGGCGCTGGTGGCTGGATTGGTAGCGGCGCAGGGCGCGGACCTGGTGACGTACTGGCATATGGGGCCAGGGGGTGAGTTGAATCCGGTGGTGCGAGCGGTGGCGGGTGGTGGGCCGTGGGTGCTGCTGGCGGCGAAGGTGGGAGTGGTGGGGCTGGTCTTGGTGGCGGCGCGGGCGGTGGCGCTGGCGGGGCGGCCGGGGCTTGGGAGTGGGCTGATTGTGACGGGGCTCCTGGTGGGGCTGGTCGGCGCATGGAGCAATGGCTGATGGAGGCGCTTGTGGTGGCCTGGGTGTTGATCGGGGTCACGCTGGCGGCGTTCGTGAAGGCGATTGAAGCGTTGGGGCTGCTGGACTGATGGACTTCTCGTGGGTCGGTGATCTGTTGACCGATCCGCACGCGCTGGTGCGTACGTTGCTCTTTGCGATGGTGGAGGGCATGGTTGCCGGCGCGGTTGCTGTTGCACTAACGGTGATGTACCGGAAGTGAATACGAAAGGAAGGAGGTGTGTAGGAATGTTTCAGAAGATGCTGGCCGCGGTGAGCGGCCTGGTGGCGGCGGTCGTCGTGAGCGCGGTTGTGTTCGCAACGGACGCGGCGGTCGTCGATTACAGCACGGACATTGCAGCGGCAGTGGTCGGGCTGGTGGCGGGTGTCGCAGCGTCGATCGCGGCGGTGTTCGTCGTGGCGGGGCTGATTCGGGTCACGTTCAAGGGTGCGCGGCTCGCGCTCAAAGCTCTTGGGATGATCCGGTAGGAGTGGAGACGGCTCCAGGAGCCGGGAATAGACGAGGGTCTAGCCGGTTTGTTGTCCTGGAGCCGTCTCGACTCGCATTGGAAGGTGGGAGTAAGGGGTGTCGCGGAAGCGGGTCGGGCTGCTGGGGGTGTTGATCGTCGTCGCCCTGGCGCTGGTGCCGCCTGGTCAGGTGGCGGGCGGGGACGAGTGGTCGATCTTCTACGAGTCTCCGGTTGGGGAAGGGACGCTGAACGGATCGGGGACTGGCGTGGTCGGAGGGGTGACGCTCCAGGAGAATCAGTTCGCGTCGGCGTGGTACGTACTGGAGGGCGGGACGTCGGGAACGTGGGCGATGTACTGGAAGTGCGGGGCGATCACGTACGCGTCGACGAGTGGAAGTTTCAATGGACAACCGATCCGGTTGTACGGGCCGTGGATCACGGATCAACCGAACGCGCCAAACCTTGGGTTGATCGGGACGAGCGGGACGCGTTCGTGTTCGCTGAGTTTGCGTCATAGCGTGACGGTGACGTGGAGGGGTCAGGACTATGTGCTGGCGCGGCTGAGTCCGGGCGCGACGTTGCCGCCTGGTGGCAATCCGGGCGCGACAAACCCGCCGTCACCGTCGCCGAGTCCGTCGGGGCAGACTCCTGCGCCGACGACGACGCCGGGGCCGACGAATGGGTACTACTGCGATCCGTCGTCGGGGTACATCGGGCCATGTGAGGTGGGGCCGACGCCGGTGCCGACGCTGTGCGTCGTCTACATTCCGCCGGCGACGCCGGCTCCGTGGAACGCGCCGTCGTGTGCGCCGTCAGGGTCGCCGACGCCATCGCCGACGCCGGAGGGGGCGTGTGTGCCTGGGGTGTCATGGGGTCCGGGGTCGTTTACGGTGACGACGGAGGCGTATTCGTCGTCGAGCGTGGGGGCGGTGTGCAAGATTTGGGAGGGGTTGCTGCCGGGGTACGCGGCGAATGACACGGTGACGGTGGTCTACAACTTTACGATTGTGAAGTCGGGATCGGGGCGGTTCGGGTTCCGGTTGCTGATGCCGGGGCAGGCTGACTCGGTGATCTTCACGCAGTCGGGGTATGGGGCGGGGACGTTCTATCGGTCGGGGACATGGACGATGAGCACGACGGGAGCGCCGACGGGGCCTGAGGTGTCGCTGTGGTTCATCGGGAACGGGTACACGCAGTTCACGGTTCAGTATTCGGGGTCGTACACGGTGAGCGCGAATGGCGGCGGGCTGGCGACGCCCTCTCCAGCGCCGACGAGCACGGGAGGGCCGACGCCGACACCGACTGCGGCGCCGGTCTGTCCGCCTGGGCAGGCGCCGGGGCCGGTGAGCGGATCGTGTAAGCCTGCGATCCCGTACAAGCCGGGGCAGGATTGCCCGGGGCCGTGGCCCTCGGTCAATCCGCTGGACTACGCGATGTGGACGGGGTGCTTGCTGGGTCAGGTGGTAGGGAAGCTGGAGGACCTGGCGGCGGGGATCGTTAATGGGCTGACGGACCTGTTGGTGCCCGGAGAGGGGCTGGGTGCGGGGGTGCAGGAGTTCGTGACGGACATTAGTAGCCTGGCGCCGTTCGGGTACGTGAGTCAGGTGGATGAGGCGTTGAGTGGGGCGATGGCGGGTGCGGCGGGAGCGGATTGGTCGCTGGCGTTTACGCTGCCGTGGTTTGCGCCGGAGGACGGTGGCGGGACGCGTGAGGTTGCGTTGGAGGTGCCGACCGACATAGCGGATGGCCTGGCGCAGTACCGCTGGGTGCTGGCGGCGTTGGTGTGGATTATGGGAGCGGTGGCGGTGCTGCGGGTGCTGATGCGGGCGGTTGGCGGCGGTGGGAGTGTCGAGTGATCCTCGAGCAGGTCATGTCCACGCTGCTCAACACGGTGTCGGGGATGCTCCATGCGGTGCTGCCGGCGGCGGGCGATCTGAATATCGACATTCCGTCGGGGTGGCTGCTGGCGTACAACTGGCTGAATGGGTTTCTCCCGATGAGTGACGGGTTGGCGGTGGCGGGGCTGGTGCTAGGCGTGTACCTGGTGGTGTTCGCGGCGCGCCTGGTGCTGACGTTGTGGGATGCCGTGCCGTTCAAGGCGTCGTGATGGATCGAGCGGCTGTGCGATCGCATCAACGGGAGGCCCGCTGGTGGCTGTGGTGGGCGAGTGCGGGGCTGGTGTCGTTGTTGATGGGACTCGCAGGTGCGAGTTCATCGAGAGCGGCGACGGTGTGGGTGGAAGGGCCGGCGTGTCACTTTGAGGGGTACTACGAGGGCGGTGTGGTGCCGTCATCGGTGGTGACGGAGGCAGAACGGCGGGCGGCAGGGTGTCCCTCGGACGTTGACGGCGATCCGAGCGAGTGATGGAGGGCAACCCGTTTGCAGGTGGGCTGTGGGGCGACCTGGCGGACTGGCTGGCTTCGGTGGCATGGGTGCTGCCGGTGGTGGGGGTCGTGGTCGTGGTGGTGGTGGTGGTGGTGTTCGCGGTGGGGTTCGTAGCGCGAGGCGGCGGGCAGTACGGGATCATCGAGGGGTACGTGGGGACGATCGGAGCAGGCAAGACGACGTTAGCGGTGCAGCATGCGCTGGAGCTGGCACGGGCGCGGAACGCGCTGTTGCTGTCGAACATTCCGGTGGTGTGCGGGAAGCTGTGCAAGGAAGGGGTGCATCGGCACGAGCACGAGCTGTTGCCGGTGAATGACGACGGGCTGGATCTCGGGGCACTCATGCGACGGGCGTTTGAGCTACGGGACCAGGGGCGAGGGCTGGTGTTGTTGCTGGATGAGGTTGGGGTGATCATGCCGGCGCGACTGTGGAAGGACTTTCCGGTCGGGCTGATGTGGACGCTGCAGCAGAGTCGGAAGCTGGCGTGTGAGTGGGTGTGGACGGCGCAGGACGTGACGTTTGTCGATCTGCAACTGCGGACGCTGACGGCTGTCGTCCATTACGTGCGGGCGTATCCACCGCCGTCGATCTGGCGACGGGCTCGGGGTAAAAGGCCGTGGGTGATGGTGGCGTCGGCGTTCGCGCCGAAACCGAACGCGCACGAGCGGGTGGAGAAGCGGATTGCGCGGCGGGTGTTTCGGTATCGGCGGGCGTGGGAACAGACGTTCGATACGGATGGGGTGGTGCTCCCGTCGAAGCATCTAAAGGGCGCGTCGGTGTTGCTGGATGCGGTGCTGGCGTCGGGGCTGAAGGTCCAGGGTGCGGGCTCGACGTGGGGCGAGTCCGGGCGGGAGGTCGCAGCTGCGACGGTGGAAGTGGAAGATTGGCGGGAGGCGTTCGCTGATGGTGGGAGAGAGGAGGTGATGGCGGATGGATGACTGCGGGTGTGAGTGTTGCGAGTCGATGGCGTGCGCCTGTGATGACGAATGTGGGGACGGGGACACGTGCAACGACTGTGAGTACGAAGACTGCGAGAACCGGGGGAACTAGTGACGTACGGGCGGCCCTAGCCGCCCGCTAACCGGAGGTGAGGGCGGACGGCCCTCCCGTCGTGCAATGGTCGTCGTAGACGGCCCAGCGATCCCGTGAGGGATCGTGGTCTTGCACCGGGAGGGCCGTTCGTCGTGGTGGCTGCCGGGAGCGTGGCCCGGCACGG